CCAGCATCTCCCCCTCAGTCTTGCGACTGAGGTTAGGGGATACTATCTCCCCCCGCGCTATTAACGCGGGCCACTCATCACCCCTGTTGAATTGGGGGTCAGAGATCAAGCCTTAATAAGGCTTGACGTTCCGTAGTTTCAGCTTGACGACTACGGGGCGTCCTGAGCGATCCAGGTGATTCTTGTCCGCAAAGGGTTCCAACCCTTGCTTCAAGAAGTACTTGAGCAGAGCTCCGGGTCCATCAAGTACCGTTTTGCGGTACTTGTACCGAGGCACGTAGGCTTTGACTTTCCCTACGTGCAGTTCCGAATCCCACGTGTCATAAGACACAATGGGTCCGTCAACAACTCTGACAAGCCCAGGTGAATCAACCTTGCCGTCTGGCCAGAAGGGAAGAATCCCTCTGATCACCGTATCAAGGTAGTCTGCCGTCATTCGCAAACCTCTCATATAGAGATTATTGCGGAGTTCGACAAGAGATATGACTTCGTAAGTTTCCTCACTAGTCATATCATTCACACTGATCTGTCTGCGCCCAGTGCTGGGTTCGGGCCACATCCTTCGGCACTTAATGATGGAAACATCAGTGCCTCGGAAGTAGTCCTTACCACAAGACTCTCGAAAGTTACCCTTCGAGTATGACTTGTACTCATTGACCTTGAAGCCATAATGCTCCAGGGTCTCTGAGACAGCAACTGCATCTGCGGTGGGGACAATTAAGTCATCCCCATACGCTCTCACCTTTCCGGTATGTCTCACGACATCTGGAAGGGTAAGTCGTCGGCCTAGACGCTTCTCGATCCCAAGAAAACAGAGAGTAAGGAATATCATACTCTCAATGGGAAAGGTTAGCGCCGAACCCATGGACGCGAACTTGGACAAGGGAATTACCCCATGTCCAGGTACATCAGCCCGAGTACTACGGCAGGCTTGCACTGCCTCTGAGAGGTTAGTGTAACCATGCAACATAGTCTGGACAAGCTGATTCGAGACTCGGTCACTCGCCTCGCTCAAGTCGAGCGTTGCGAGGCTCCCGTCGAGGGAGCCTATCCGTGCAAGGAACTGATTATGTTCCTGAACACGAAAAGTGATGAACCGCTGTACGATGTCATCGTACTGAACGAGTTCCGCGAGCGTCACAGCGACTGCCTGTTGTGCGTACTGCATACAGGTAGGTTCAATCGCGATGAGCCGTGGAGTCTTGAGCGTCTTGGGAACTGAGGTCAGTTTAACTGGCCTTTCGTCCCCAGGGTGGAGAAACTCTACGTCATCCAGCCCGGTGTGATACCGGTAGGAAGGGATCAGGTAATCCGATGAAGGAAAAGCCTGCTCCAATCTCCAGGTCCACTGCTTCATGTCGAACTTCTCGTTTCCTCGAAGTCGATCAGCAGTAGCACCTGGTCCGTGTTTGGGGATCAAACTGCCGGCGGCGACCAGACGGTCAGCGCTAGCAAGAATCCTACCAAACAGAAGATTAGAGATGCGAGAAAACGCCAGGTAATCAACCTGAGTCCATTCGTGTCTCTTCGTCTCCAGAGTTTGCTCCGTCTTGACAAACTGCTCGATTGCATTCTTCTCCCTCTCTAAAGAGCAAGGGATCAGAATCTTTGCGAAGAAGCCAGTTAACTGGCGAATCGCAAAGATTGCGTCGAGTGAAG